ATCTACACCAGCAACTTTCTTTAGCAACTCAATCTTCTGCTGTAGTGGAGGCACCATTACACCGCCAGTTTCATCACTGGTATGTTCATCTTCTGGAAAATCACTCTGAGGCTGTGCTACAACAGTTAGTTGAGCATGATTAGGTTGAACTGTATCTGCTGGTTGCTGAATATGAGCAATGGCATCAATTAACTTTCTTAAAAATTCTGTGGCGTCCATAGGTAAATCCTGTTTAATATATTTAGTTTAACTACGATAAACCGTATATGGATTTCCTAGACCACCAGTAAAGGCATTGCCGCCACTATATGTAATTACATAATTGGCACCACTTGTTGATACACCGCTAATAGTGCCAGTTCCGCCAGCAACGGTAATCTTCATACCGTTGGTTGGCATACCCGTTTTGAAATCACTTTTCTTTACAGTTGCACTACGCAAACTAGTGCCATTGGCAACAGCAATAACACCATTGGTTTGAGCAGTAGTAGTTGCACTTGTGCTATGTGGGCGTAGCAAACCCTTATGTAAACCAGGCATTACTGGCTCTTTAATTCAAGGACATTGCAAAGACCGCTGGTTGTGCTTTGAATTGCTGCTACCTTATCGCCGCCATTAACAGCGATAAATTCTACGCCGCCACCAACGATTAACATGCAATTTCCAGTGTTATATGCAGTAGGATTAGCACCCCAAGCAATAAAAGTATCTGCGTTAGTTGTAACACGTAAGATACTTGCTACACTACTAAAAGCAGCAGTTGCATTACTTGAACTACCTGTGGTGATGGTTTGTGCATTTGCTACTGCATAGGCACCTTTTCTTAAAAGAACTGACATTTATGATTCCCCGAATCTATATGAGAATATTTATCTTGACTTATCCTTACTCAATTGTTATAATTAAACTTGATTATTTTAGGGAAAAAACATGACCGTTCAAATTCTTAATGGCGATTGCCGTGATGTGTTGCAGACATTGCCAAAGGGCAGTATCAATATGTGTGTAACTTCGCCACCTTATTATGGTTTGCGTGATTATGGAACCGCTACTTGGACAGGTGGCGATCCTACCTGTGACCATATTGAAAAGATTGCTGCGCATGGTGGCGAACGTGCTGACCGTGATCAAAGTGGCAATATTTTCAAGTTCAAAGGCACTTGTGGCAAGTGTGGTGCAACAAGTAGCGATAATCAAATTGGGCTAGAAGAAACACCAGAAGAATATATCGCACAACTTGTTGAAGTGTTTCGTGAAGTTCGCAGAACATTGCGAGATGATGGAACGCTATGGGTCAATATCGGTGATTCATATTACAACTATCGCAGTGGCACCGCATTTGTCAAGCAAAGTGTTGCTAAAACTAATCAAGATTTACCGTCACATAGCCCAAGTCGTAATAATAAATTAGAGGGATTAAAGAGCAAAGACCTTATTGGCATTCCATGGATGTTAGCATTTGCACTTCGTGCCGATGGTTGGTACCTGCGTCAGGATATTATTTGGCACAAACCTAATCCTATGCCAGAAAGCGTAAAGGATCGTTGCACGAAGGCACATGAATATATCTTTCTGCTAAGCAAGAGCAAGAACTATTACTTTGATCATGTGGCAATTAAAGAACCAACTGTAAAATCGGGCGGTGCGCCAAGAAAATTTGGTGCAACAGAACAAGAAGGCACAGGACGTGGTGATATTGGCAATACATTCACGGATGATGGCACTCGTCAGAAACGCAGTGTATGGACTGTCAATACCAAGCCATATAAAGAAGCACACTTTGCCACTTTTCCTACTGAATTGATTGAACCTTGCATTTTGGCAGGTTGTCCGAAAGATGGCATGGTTCTAGACCCATTTGGTGGTAGTGGCACAACAGGTTATATGGCAGATAAGCTAGGGCGCAATGCTACGCTTATTGAACTTAATCCGCAATATATTGAAATTGCTGAAAATCGCATTGATCCACCACAAAGTCGTCTTGATCCTAACTTGTTTGAAATTATATGACAGTTCGTATTTCCTAAATAGATTTAATATCAACCACTAGGAGTTACCCAAATGACTACTGACGAAATTGCAAACATTCAAACTATTAGTGATAGCCTAAAGGCATCTATTTCTGCTATCACTTTAGAACTTGCAGTTAAACAAAATGAACTAGCAGCAATCAGTGCTGAAATTACGGTTCTAAACAATTTGCTTAACAGTTTAGATGGCAGTGCAACAAACATTGCAGATGCAGTTAGTGCTGCTAAAACTACTCTAAATATTGCATAAAAAAAGTTCTTGACAAATATATTATTATGATATATAAATAGAATACAAATTGAGAGCAACTATGATTAACACGCCTAAACATTATGATTATAACATTTGCCGCATGCCAGAAGGTTTCTGGAATGGAGGGGCGTGTGCCTAATGTGATCGCACATTAGAGTATGCACTTAGCCCCTGAAACGAAAGTTTCGGGGGTTTTTTATTAAGGAGTAGGGTACATGAAATGGCCAAAGTTGTTAAGAAAGATGTATGATGCAATTCTATCGCATGATACCAAGAAAGAAAAAGAATTATTTGAGAAAGCCTTGAAGAAGAATATTAAGGCTAACTTAAAAGATAAAAAGACCACAGTGACTCAGGTTACTGTTCAAGATTAAACAAGTTTTCGGGATGTTGCTCCCCACGCATAAGAGCAACCCTTGACTAGTACTGGCTCCAAATGGACGCAGGTGGTTTCAGCAAGGCATTGAAACAATGAAAGTTGTTTCGCTTATACAAGAGACTAATAGTGCGGAGTAATTAACCGAAACTATAAACAGATAGTCTGGTGAGAAGGTGCGTCAGGTCGCTACGATTGTGGTGGACGGCAATCTGAGGTTGGGTTCGATTCCCATGGTTTGTGTATCTTGTATAAGCGTAACAACTTTTTAAATCTCGTAAGTGTTACGGTAGCACGGGACTCTCCAAAAGTCTAGGCGTGGGTTCAACTCCTACACGGGATGCCATTTTTCTCTTGACAACCTTAAAAAATATGATATATTAGTAATATGGCTAGAGCATCAAAACCGCTTAACAAACCTGTCATTCCAAGCGATACCTGTCCTTATATTGACATGGTAATTGACCTTACTGAAAAAATGGCAAGTGAGCCTAACTATGATTGGCGCAATGAACAGCAAATACTTGCCAAAGCACTGCTAGAATATGTGCGTGAAAGCAACCAAAAACTGCGAATTTCATCCAAATTCTGGTATGAACAGTATCAAAAAGTGTCAAAAAATTAAGATTTCCTGTCAAAATATTGGCAAACCTGTCAAAAAAATAACACTTGACAACAATTTTAACTGTGTTATATTAGTAATATACCGCAGTTCAGGAGAATTATATGCGCAAGATTGCCCTATTTTCCCATCACCCACAATGCTCCCGTGACTCCACAAACGGCATTATTGCCGCCCTAAGTGGTGCCTACGATGTTGAGACCTTTCGGGTAGATGATGACTTTGGCGCTATCTTGGGCGAGGCTGACATCGTAGCCTTTCCTGGCGGTATCGGTGATAGCGGCACGTTTGACCATCTGCTTGGCAACAAGGTAGAGATGATCCAAGACTTCGTAGCGCACGGTGGCAAGTATCTTGGCATCTGCATGGGCGCTTACTGGGCTGGTAGCCACTACTTCAACCTTCTTGATGGTGTGGATGCTGTTCAGTATATTCGCCGCCCACGGGCTTGCACGGCTCGTCCATACGGCACTGTGGTAGAAGTAGAGTGGAACGGTGATAAGGAAGCCATGTATTTCTATGATGGCTGTGCATTGGTTGGCAATAAGCGTAAGTTTGAGACTGTTGCTACCTATGCTAACGGCGATGCTATGGCTATTCGCCAAGGCAATGTAGGTATCATCGGCTGTCATCCTGAGAGCCAAGCCTACTGGTATGATACATGGCAGTATATGCCACAGTTTTATCATGGTGGTCATCATCATGCTCTACTACGTGAGTTCGTAGATACACTATAATTGGGGAAGTGCGTAGGAATGGTTACTACAAGGTCTGCAAAACCTGTTTATGTGGGTTCGAGTCCCATCTTCCCCTCCAACTTTAATGCAAGGTGAGCAAGTTTGGTAATTGCGTTGGTTTGAAGCACCAAAGAACTGAGTTCGATCCTTAGACCTTGCACCATTTTTTATAATAGGAGTAACCAAGATGCTACGGGACTGTATCTAGAAACAACAGATGGGCGCATTGATATTACAGTTTATGTAATGGGCGGTCTGCATACTTTAACAAAGACATACACCATATATTCAAAAGAGGAATGGGGCGGTTTCCCTAATTTACAACACTGGTGGTTCTTCAAAGAAGTAAAAGACAAACCTGATGGTCTATACTATGATAAACGAAGCTACTTTATTGAAATAAAAACAAAAGGCTCCATCTTATAATGGCTATTATCCTTGACTGTCTATCAGGGGATAGGGGTTCGATCCCCCTTGGAGTCGCCAAACTAATCATGCTGGGGTATTGAGTATGGTTTGCTCTAACTAAAAAATAAGTTGGGTTCGATTCCCAAGCCCTTGCTCCAATTATGCTCCCTTCGTCTAGCGGTCAAGGATAACGCCCTTTCACGGCGCAGATCATGGGTTCGAATCCCATAGGGAGCACCAATTTTACTGGCGTGTAACTCAGAGGTAGAGTACAGTCCTGATAAGACTGGAGTCGTTGGTTCAATTCCAACCATGCCAACCAATAATGCTGCTGGGGCGGTAGCGGATATCGCACCACTCTCATAAGGTGGACAAAACTGTTTCGAGTATAGTCAGCAGCACCAATACATGGACCGTTAACTCAGTTGGTAGAGTAGGGGACTCTTAATCCTTTTGTCGGGGGTTCAAATCCCTCACGGTCTGCCATTACAATGCATCCTTAGCTCAACTGGACAGAGCGTCGCTCTACGAAAGCGAAGGTTAGAAGTTCGAATCTTTTAGGGTGCGCCAATTTTAAGATATATAATAATATGCGGCTATGATGTAGAGGTAACCTGCTTCGTTGCCAACGAAGATTCGCCAGTTCGATTCTGGCTAGCCGCTCCAATTTTTTCCCTTGACAATCTGCAAAATCATGTTATATTAATAATATGAGCCTCGTTAGTTCAATGGTAGAACATCGGTTTGTGGAACCGATTATGGTGGTTCAATTCCGCCACGAGGTACCAAAATAATGCTTGACAAAAGAATATAATATGCTATTATAACAATATTGGGACGGCTGCTCAGACGGCGGATGGGCATGGGGCTGTAAACCTCACACATAAGAAACGGAGTAGGTTCGAATCCTACCCGTCCCACCAAAATTTATTGCGGGGTAGAGATAATTTAACAAATTGCACTCTGGTGATAAATACGTATATGTATTACACTATCTACAAAACTACAAATAACATAAACAACAAATTTTATATTGGCAAACATCAAACTACAAACCCCTATGACAATTATTATGGGTCTGGTAAAAAGTTAGAATTGGCAATTAAAAAATACGGCAAAGAAAATTTTACAAAAGAAGTTCTTTTTATTTTTGATAATGAAGTTGAAATGAACTTAAAAGAGAAAGAACTCATAACAGAAGAATTTGTTAATAGAAAAGATACCTATAATGTTGGTATTGGTGGCGAAGGCGGTCCTCACTTTAAGGGTAAAAAACATAGTGAAAACACAAGATTAAAAATTAGAAAAGTAAGGGCTTTGCAAAAACCAATTACAGAAGAAACAAGAAAAAAAATATCCGAAGCAAATAAAA